TCTTCCAGCGCGCCCCCTTCGTCCTCGGACCGCTCCAGTTTCGCAGCCCGGAGGCAGTACCTCTCCAGCACTGGATCCGGGAACAGCGGCATACCTGCAGCGGCCAGCTGGCCCAGGTAGGTCCCGAGCTCGCCCAAGTCCCGGCTCTCGATATCGCCGTGGACGATGCGCGGAAGCGGGGCCCCCCATGGGTGGTTATTCGCCGCGAACAGACGCGGTACCGCATGCGTGTTGAGCACCTCGCATATGGAGTCCAGCCACGCGCCCAGCGCCACGGCGAACAGGGCGGTCTTGCTGCTGGCCAGAGCGAACGATCCTACCGTCTCATGGCCCAGCATCACGAAGTCCGCCAGCATGGTGGCGGCGATCCTGGCGTCGTAGCGGTTGATGATCGCGGTGGTGTCCATCTGGCGAGAACCGGCGGAGGATAGCAGCCTCAGATCGTAGAGCTTGTTGCCCTTGTCGTCACGCTGCTGGGGTATCAGCGCCCCCTCCTGAGTCCCGCGCTTGATACGAGTCACCACCTGCTTGAGCAGGCCCAACAGCGCCTTGTCCTCGGCGCTGGCCGTGTCGTACATCATTTCGAGGGGCACCTCCATCACGGGATAGCCGGCCAGGTCCCGCTCCACTCCGATGCCCTCGATTTCCTCGATGTGCTTCTTGAATAGCCACGGCCTGTAAGCGTTGCGCAGGCAGCTGCGGCCCTCTGGGTTCCCCTTGCTGGACCCGGGCCGGAAGAGCAGGCAGCGGTCCAGCGGGATCTCAACACGCAGGTAGCTCGGCGCCCCCTGCTGCACGGCTGCCAGGGTATCGCCATTGTCCGCGAACACCCACTCATCTATGGTCTCCTGGGCGCGCGGGGCCAGCTTCGCCCAGCCCACCCGGCCGTCCATGTAGCGCGACTTATAGTGCCCAAGCGCGCCGTGGCGCAGCTTGTTCACGATCTCAAACAGCGACCAGCCGAAGGTGAGCTTGGTCAGGGTCTCGGCGATGAAGTCGATCCATGGGCGGTCCATGTCGTTCATAGTCTGCCAGAGGAAATCGGCATCACCCCCCAGGTCCACGGAAGCGGCACCTATCACCGCGTCGCCCGGGTCCACGTCCCAATCCACCTGGCGGATCAGCATCTCGATGGCGAACATGACGGCCCCGATGGTAGGGTCGTTGTCCCGCATCTCACGGTAAACTTTGCGCCCCCGGGATCCGCGCAGTTCGGGAAGGAACTCCTCGGACAAGAAGCCGCCATACTGCTCCAGGCCGGTGTAGCCCATCTCCATGGAATCGGGGGCAACTCGATGAATCATCTCACGCTCCAGGGTGACGAGCTGGGGAAGTCGGGAAGGCGTATCATCCCGGTCCTGCGCGGTATTGTCGCACCGAGCAGCAAATCGGTCAATGCCTGCGTGGTGGCATCCACCTGGTCATCATGCTCGCTGCCCGGGAACGCCGTCAACTCCGACACGTAGTCTCGAATCCAGGTGGCGTGGCGTGGCAGGTGGACGTTGCCCGCCCGGAAGAACGGCGAGATTGCGTGACACCGGCTCTCCTTGCTCTCGTGCGGAGTGATGGGGGTGAGCCCTGGGATCACGCTCTTGAGCGAGGATAGGATGGCGCTTCCGTTGGCCTTGTCTTCGACGAGCTTCTTCCCAGCCTGCGGCCAGTCGTTTGCCTGAGCGACTAACGCCTTCTGTGTCTCGGTGAAGTCCATCCGGCGCCGGACCTGGGAGAGTAGATAGCAGTCGGCGCCCACGCGGCCCCAGACCTGCCCCACGACGAATGAACCGGCGGTCGTCTCCTTGAAACTCATATCCCAGCTCAGGATCACGCGGTCAAACCGCTCCGGCGGGGCCTCGTAGTATTTCAGCCACTCTTCGTTGATGATGGTGCCGCCGGGCGGGCGGGGGTGCTGCTGCTGCATAGCATCCCAGATGGACGGCGGGGTGTTGGCACGGACCCGCTCCAGCGCCTCAAGCGGGTAACGAGCGGAACACAGCGGCTCGCCTGGCTGGCGGCCCATTGGATCGTCCTGCTCGGCGATGGCAGGCAGGCTCACCACGTCCCACTCTTCAGGCTGCTCTGCCATCAGGTAGCCGGCCAGGTCCCGCTCGTGAAGGCGCTGCTGGATAATGACCACCGTGGCGTCCGGCTCAGCGCGGGACATGAAGGTGCCGGTGAACCACTCCTGGACCGTGCGCCGCACCACCGGGCTCTGTGCCTCATCCCAGCTCTTATGCACATCATCGCATATAAGGAGATTGCCGCCTTTGCCCAAAATCGGCCCGCCGACTCCGGCAGTTACCATGCCGCCGCCCTCTGGTGTCTCCCATCTGGTGGTCGCACTCACGTCCGGCCGGACACTTGTTTTCAGATCCTTGACTGCGAAACTGTCCCGGACCTTGCGCCCCCACTCCTGGGCGAGGCGGTCTCCATAGCTGGCCAAGATGACGTGGAGCTCGGGCGCGCCCTCCAGGAAGTAGGTAGGCAAGTAGTGACTCACGAGGCGGGACTTGCCGTTGCGCGGTGGGATGGTGATGATCAGCCGGCCGCCGCCCGGCTTGCGGGTGGCCTCCCTGATGCGGGCGGCGATGAACACCAGGTGAGGGTAGGGGTGCCAGGGCTTGCCCTCGATAGCTGCCAGTGAGGCGGCGAAGGCGGGGAGCGATGAGCGGACCAGCACGGCGGCTACTCCTTGTCGGGGGGCCCGGCCTTGCGCTGGACGATTTCCAGCGGCGGGAGCCCCAGCTCTGTCCTGCATTCGTTGCGGGCGGAGACCACCACCTGAAGTGTCTCCAGCGGCCCGCCACCGGGGCCGGAGAGCTCGTGGCGCACTGGCGGGGCATATTGCTCACGAGAGATCCGCTCCAGCGTCCAGGCCCTGGCCTGCCAGTTCGGTGCGCCCTGGCGGATCTCCAGCGCGTTGGCGATGATCGCCTTGCTGCGCTTGGCTTCGACCTGCTCATAGATGCCCAGGAGGAAGGCGTCGTCGCTGGACAGCGTGGGCGGCTCCTGGCCGGCGTCGATGGCGTCTTCCAGCGTAGCGCGGGCGGCTCGGCCCCGGGCCATGTACCGCTCAAAGGACCGCGGCGGGATGCCTGCCGCCTGGGCTGCCGTCTCCCGGCCCACCGGGATGGACATCGCCAGCAGGATCTCCGGCATGGCGGCGAGCAGGCGCTTGCGATTGAGGGGGTAGGGCATTTTACTCCAATACTCCGCAAGCTACGGCAATTACTAACTTTTTTCTTGACACGAAATACATAATATGTTAGCATTGCACGCAACTATAGGAGGTAGCATGAAAAAAGAAACCGTCTTGATCAGCATGTGTTCTATGGGTATTCCTTGCCAGTACCGCCCGAAGTCGGTCATGCGGGCCGGCTTTGTAGCCGAACTTCGGAGAAAATACAACCTGGTCCCAGTGTGCCCCGAACAACTCGGCGGGTTGCCCACCCCCAGGCCTGCATGCCATCTGGAGGGACGCCGAGTTATCGGCCGGGACGGCGTCGAGTACACTACCGAATACCAGCGCGGTGCCGACCTAGTAAAAGCGTTAGCCAACAAGCTCGGCTGCAACCGAGCATACTTCAAGAAGAAGTCCCCGTCGTGCGACCCCCAAACCGGAGTGACCGCTACCCTGCTGCGCCACAGCGGGTTACGCGTCCTTGGCATTTAGCACGTCGCCCCTGTCTGCCAAGTCCTTGAATGAACCGTGTCCGTGCCCCTCTGGATCGTTCCAACACCCATGACCTAGCCGACTCTCTAACCATTCCAGTTCTGCCCATACATCAGGGTAACTTGACCGCAATGTCGCATAAGTACCCATGCGTTGACCTGGGCATATCCGACAAGCAGTACGATGCAATCCGGTAGAATAGCCCGGCCAAATAGGGACGCCTGAGCCCTCGACCATGACTCGGCCAACCTCTTTTGCGGCAAAGTACAAGGGCTCAAAGTACATATAATCCTTCATCTGCTCGATGGTCCGGAATCTGGTATCCATGCCCTTTGTATTACCCGCCTTCTCTGATAGCCGCCCGCCGCGAACGACCGCCACCGTTTCAGGCGCAAATTTCCCCATGTAGCCGTCCATGACATCATGGAGAAACTCATGGCAATACGGGTGAGAGAACTGCGGCCATTCGCCCTTTGCCGCAAACTCCTCCAGCAAAGTTCTCTCACTGCGAGCCACCACAAGAACGCTGCCCAAGGCCTCCGCTGCAAGCCGGAGATGAAGCGGCATCGAGGTATGGTCTGACCCGAGGTCAACGTAGAGCAGCGTCATTTTCGCATCGGGGAGGTTATCCCGGCACCAGACGGCCGCCGCGGTGGAGTCTATCCCCCCGGAAAACTCGACGATGATGTCCCGACCAGCAAGGACGGCGCGCTCT